CGTGGTGACCATTTTACACGATATGGAAGCTCCCAATGGGCCTTATGCACAGAAGATGTTTACAATGAATTAATTTCAGTTTTTCATATTGATAAATGGGAAGGTTTCAGAGAATACGAATCTTTGCGTCAAGAATACGAATCTTTGCGTCCGACACACAATTTATCGCCAGAACACAACAACGTATTTAGATACAAGTCGCCTAGTTCTAATCGGTTGCACATTTGTCAAAAACCTGTTGAACTGATTGAGGAATTTATATTGTGCAGCTCAAATAAAAACGACACGGTTTTAGATTGTTTTATGGGTTCTGGAACCACAGGAATTGCAGCAAAAAAATTAGATCGCCATTTTATCGGAATTGAAAATAATCCTGAAACTTTTAAAATAGCAGAACAACGACTTTCTGCCTGTATTTAGTCTATTCTTTTTTCTTTGCCATATAATAAAAATTATGGCAAAGAAACCAACATTAAAACAAATGACAACACCTCTCATAACTGATTCGGTTTTGAACTTTTTATCTTATATGCCGAATCCTGATGATGTGGCACATGGCAGTGCTGCAAGTTATGAGACTTATCGCAATATGCGTAAAGACCCACGCATTAAATCACTTTTGGGAAAATTAAAATCTGCTGCGTTGAACTTTCCTATGTTCATTAATCAAGACGACTCAGACGACAAAGTTTTTGAGTTTGTGAAAGATTTGAAAATCTTTAAAAATATGCTCAAAAAAAATCACAGAATGCTCGTTGCTCTTGATTATGGATTTTCTGTTTCAGAGCTTATTTGGAAAATCGAAGATGGCAAATTCATTCCTAGTAATTTTATCACACGCAAGCCAGAGCGATTCCATTTTAATAATAACTGGGAATTGTTTTTGTCTGATTTAGGACAAAATATAAAACTTGACCAAGACTATAAGTGGCTAATTTTACAACACGAACCCGATGACGAAAACCCTTACGGAACTTCTGTATTGCGTTGCTGTTATTGGCCTTATCTTTTTAAGCAAGCAGGTTATGATTTTTGGCTCCAAGCCACAGAAAAGTTTTCTGTTACTTCTTTAGTTGGTTTGTTCACTGCCGATGGCGGCGACGAGGCAAAACTTAAACAAACAGCTTTTGATATTGCCGAAATGCTTATGAATGTTTCTAACGGTTCAACTGGTGCTTTGGCGAATGTGAACGATGTAAAAGAAATTTCAATGAGCGGTGATTTGGCTCATTTTAAAGAATTGGTGGAAGCATGTGATTTGCAAATATCTTATGGCCTAACAGGACAATCAATTGCAACTAGTGCCACAAATGGCGGAAGTTTAGCTTTAGGTGAAGTTCAGTCTGATTTACTTTATGAAGACTGTAAAGCCATTGCTTTGGAACTTCAGAAAGTTTTGCAAAAAATTATTGATTGGACTGTAGAATTAAACTTTGGTCCAGGCGTTCCTGCTCCACAGATTCAGTTTGATGTAGACCGAAAGGCAAGTTTTGAACAAGTTATGCAAGCAATTGACAGAAAAATCCCAATTTCAAAATCGGCTTTATATTCTCAATATGCTTTGCCAGAACCTCTTGATGATGACGACGCTTTTGTTCGCGAAGATTCGGGAATGATGTTGTCGGACTCTGCCAAAAAAAAAAGTTATCAATTTTATTAAGTGATGCACCTTATCTAAGAAAAGAAAAAGAGCACATCGCAGAGCTTGAAAACCTTTGCGATGTTGCTCAAAACTCAATCAAACCATATCTTAAAGACATTTTAATTCGCTATTTAAACACTGTAAAAAGCGGTAAAAAATCGGCATTAAACAAGCAATTCATTGTTGATGATGATGCCGATTTTGTGCACACCGTTGAAAAGTTGGTACTATCATCTTATTTGCTGGGAATGATTCATGCAGAAGAAGAACGCCCCGGAAAAGAAATTAACGCAGCTGATGATGAGATTCCGCCAATTAAGTTTGAAGAGGCTGTGGAGTTTTTGAAGGCTAAAATGCCAATCACAAAAGCCGAATGGAAAAGCGTTGAGCCAAAAGCACGTTTTAGAGCTTTCACTGTTGCAAAATTAGGAAGCGCCTCTTTAATTGACACTGTAAAACAACAACTTTTGGGCGTGTTGGAAGATGGCAAAGGATATGCGGAGTTTTGGAACAGAATAAAACAAACTGTAGAAAATGATGTTTCAAAAATCAAACCTGGCTATTGGGAAACTGTCTTTAGAACTAATACGCAATCAGCTTATGTTGCAGGGAAATTACAACAATTTGAAAAATCTGGAGTTGCAGCTTATCAGCTTATGGTAATTGAAGACGTGCGAACTTCACAGATTTGTCGCAATTTATTAAATAAAAATTCTGGGTATGGAATTATTTTGCCTGTTGAACATCCTTTCTGGCAAAAGTACGGTTTTCCGCCTTATCATTTTAATTGCCGTTCTTCAATTCGTGGGGTATGGCCGAGCCAGGTGGGAAAGATTGGAAATGTTGTTACTAATCCTGGAATGAAATCTATTCAATTAAGAAATTTCAAGCCGCAGGGTGATTTTGGTGGGAATCCGTTGGTGAAAGGCTCGTGGTGGGAATTGACTACGGGGCAGATAGAACAAGCGAAGGAGTGGGGAATCGTTGATGAGTTATTGAAACTTTTCTCACTTATAAAAGATTGATTTTTAATGCAAAGCCCCGAACTTTACGGGGCTTTTTTTTAGTCGCCTGTATTTTAGTTTATCTTTTCTTTTCGGTTTATTATTAAATCATAACATTAACAAACAGAGTAATGCGGTTTTTCCCCTTGTTTCCGGATTACTTTGGTAATTCAATATGGCCATGGAAGATGCAAGGGGTTCTTTCGTGGCCATTTTTTTTGGAGGAAATTATGAAATCGGCAGTTGCTTTAGCTACTTTTCTAATTAATGATGAAGTAAAAAACGAATTAATTAAGTTTCTTAAATCAAAAGATTTTGAAAATCTTTCTGTCAAAGAAAAAAAAGAATTTATAATTGAGCTAAAAAACACTAGTTATTCTTTAAAAAATCTTTACAACTTATTTGCTTTAAGTTATGAACGATTGCTTAAAAAAGATGACTCTACTTTTTCTGACTTAGACACCTTGCTGTCAGTTTTTGTAGAAGAATTTAAAAATATCCAAAAGGAAGAACTTGGAAAAATGATAAGTAAAAATAAAAGTAAATACAAAAAAACAACTGCCACAGAATTAGAGGCATATTTTGCAGAACAATTTAAAAATATTCAAACTGAAGAATTTGAAAAAATGATAAGTAAAAGAAAATAAAAAGTGTAGCCATGGATAATGAATTAATGGAGTTAGAACATGAAACGTTGTAAAATCTGCGGGGCTGTTTTTTCCCCAAGTTATGCCAATCAAAAATACTGCTCAAAAAACTGTGCAAAACATGGAAAAAATGAATTGCAAAAAAATTGGGTAAAAAAAAACATTCCTAAAAAAGGAAATTAAAAAAGTTTGTACTGTTTGTGGAGCAGTTTTTTTATTAACGCGTTCCGCTCAAACAATATGTTCCAAAGAATGCGTTAAAAAAAAGAAAGCGTTAATAGCAAAACTGTATTATCAAAACAATAAAACAACACTTTTGAAAAAAAGTGCTGAATACAGAGAATTACAAAGAAGCCAAAGACAAGGTGTTAAACAATGTATCCTTTGTGGAGCAGAAACAAGAGGTTTTGTTTGTAAAGGTCCAGAATGCAAAAAAATTTATCATCAAGTCTATTCATGGACTAGAAATCGAATGAAAAATGATATTAGAGCTAGTGGGAAAAAATATATAAATCCGCCAGAGAAAATCCAAGCAATAAAAGAAAAATATAAAAACGGAGTTTCCATTGAACACATAAAATCAATGTTGGAGTAAAAAAAATGAAAAAATACAGAGTATATGACGTAAGAGATGGTTTGCTTGGCGAAGATAAAATCATTGAGGCAAAATCACCAATAGAGGCTGTTAAAAAGGTATACAACAATGTAAAACGAGTAAAGAACGGTGGAGATATTGTGGTAAACGGTAGTTATTGTTATGTAGGAGATAGAAAAAATGACAACGAAAAAAGAGTATGAAGAAAAAAGGAAATACTTTGATTCAGAAATCGAAAAATTGAGAGATTATCTGATTGTAGAAGTATCTGAAAATAAAGACGCTACAGGTGAAGTTATGATGTGTTTTTGGTTGAAGAAAAAGAAAAACGGAAGAAACATAAATTGCGTTTTTGATTTAATAGAGTTGGAAACAATAAGAATTGTTCTTGAAGAATTGGATAAGGTGGAGTAAATGATTTTACAAGAAGTTTTAGATATTTTGCAAATGGCTGCATATGCTGGTTTTGCGCAGACAGAAGTTCTGCTCAGTGTTGATAATAAAACAAATGAAAAAATAAAAAGTGTTGATTTAATCATTAATGCTAACGCAAATAAATTTGTTTTTTCTAATGGTGAAACACTAATTAAAAAAAAAGATACTTTATCTTTGAATTTTGAAACAAAAAAGGAGGAAAAATAACAGTGTTTACATGTCATATCTGTAATAAAAGAATAAAAAGAGCTTATTATTGCATTGATGAATCTGTAGGAGATAATCCTGAATTTTATGGCTTAAAAGGCTCAGCATATTTTTGTTCAAAAAAATGTTTTTCCACTTTTAAAAGACGTTTTTCAGCAAAAAAAAGAAAAGAATTGCGGGATAGCGTTATTAATTCAGAGGAGCAATTTCCTTCGGAAATAAACGAAAGTTTTAACAAAATATATGCTATTTTAACAAAATATGAAAAAATCCGCCTTACAATTATAGGTATATTTTTTACTTCATCAATAATGAAAGGCACAACAATTAAAGATTTTTTTAATCATATGCATCCAAAAAATCAGTCGTTGACTGATGTAACAAAAAAGGAGGAAAACGCTTAAAATCCATGTAAACATGGTTGCATCAGCGAGATGTGTTTGGTGCGTAATTAAGAAAACGTGGCAATGTGCAAGTAGATTATCCAATACGATTTTAACGCGTATTGGTAAGCGTGAAATACATAGCAAGTTGTAGTTTTGGCAAGGATAGTTTGGCTTTAATTTTAAAATTATTAGAATTAAACTATCCTTTGGATGAGGTGATTTTTTATGATTCTGGTGTTGAATTTCAAGCAATTTATAATAACAAAAACAAGTTAAAAACAATTCTTGAATCAAAAAACATTACATTTACAGAATTAAAACCTACCTATAATTTTATTTATTTAATGACTGAAAAACCTGTTAATAAAAGGGATTTTTCAGTCCAAAATGGATATAAATGGTGTGGTGGCAGATGCCGCTGGGGCACAACTTATAAGCTGCAATCAATAAAAAATCACTACAAAAAATATAACGATTTCGTAGTGGAATATGTAGGAATTGCAGCAGATGAACAAGAACGGCTTCTGCGAGAAAGACAAAAGATTTGTTCCAATAAATTAAAACTGTACCCTCTTGCCGAATGGCAAATGACAGAAAAAGATTGCTTAGATTATTGCTACAAAAATGGTTGGAACTGGCTAGAAAACGACATAGAACTTTACTCGGTGCTAGACAGAGTTTCTTGTTGGTGCTGTAGAAATAAAAATCTAAAAGAGCTTAAAAACATATATAATTTTTTACCAAATTATTGGGAAAAATTAAGAGAATTACAGAAAAAAATTGACATTCCATTTCGGAATAAATCAACAATTTTTGAGCTCGAAAATCAGTTTAAAAATCAGTCATTGACTGATAAAAACTCTCATTGAGAGTTATAAATAAAAGCGGCTTTCCGGCAAGTACAGGGAAGAATTTAGACTAGTTTTTCAAAGATAAAAGGTGTTTTAAATTGCTATTTTTGATTCTGCAAGTGGATAAATCGGTCAAAAAACGCTATTTTTTACACCTTTTTTTATGTTTTAAATGGGTTAAAAACAACCTTAAAAGACTTATTATTTGATTATTTTTTATTGTTTTTTTTTATGGAAAAATGTATTTTTTTATAATGGAAACGGAAAAGGTAACACTTTTTAAATAAAAATGCATTTTTTGGGTGGAAAAATAGCAAATTTTGGGATTTTTCAAAAAATAAATTCTAACGGCTTTTTTAACAGAATTTTAAAAATAATCAACTTTCTTCTATATATAACATTCAAATATGAGTCCAAAACGCAAATCGCTCTATTCCCATTCTTAATTAAATATTACACT